GAGATAAAGAAAGTCTGACGCCTCAAGAAGCCGGGACGGAACTGGTGCCAGCGAACGAAACCGATCTGGCTTCGCCAGCCGCATGGATTCCAAAGGCGCAGGCGTCTCATCATCGAATGTGTAGATGATTGGGGCGTCGTTCACGCACGTGATCCGTATAACCTCCCCTCCCTGGGGTTCAATCCTGGCCACTCGAACGAACTTGCGCACCTCCTCCGCCGTTCCGATCATATACATGGACGGCTCAGTCATCCCGTCCGTGAAGAAGTTGTAGGACTCCAGCCCGGGAAGAATACCTTGCTGGGCGTGGTCTCCAGGATCGATCGTCATCGGTCCGGCTGGTCCACCAGTCTGATTCCGAAAGAATATGATCTTGGAGCCGCCGCTCCAGTCAACAGGCTCTGACAACCAGACGCGGATACCGGGTCCACCTTCAATCTCCTCGGAATGGACTATGAATCCTGAAGACATCCACTTGGGCACGTCGTGGGAGATGAGCAGCAGATCACCGTATGTTGGAATGTAACCCTCCAACCCCGTGTCGAACGTGATGTTCTCACGCAGGTAACGCTCCGTGGCCAAAATGTAGAGACCTTCCCGGTAAGCTCTAGTCCGGTCTTGAATCCCTGGTATTCGGACATCTTTCGGATTGTCCGTCGTCCCTCCAGGCAAAGTGGCAATCACCTGCTCCTGTTTGTAGCCGGTCGACACTTCAGTGTATTCAACTCGAATGGAATCATGCTCGTCGACTTGCTGCAGCTTCACATTCCAGGAGAAAGAACCTTTCTTCATGTTGTCCATCGTGAACATGCTCACCGGCACTTCATTCTCCTGGTCCCGAATCATTGTGATCCTGGAACCGATAAGGACCGGCACGGCACGGCCGACGCGCGCCACAGTTTTAGCAGCTTCCCATATTGTGATCGGATCTCGAAACACCCAATCGAAATTGTCCCCTCGCGTGGTGTAAATCGCGTCAAGCGCAATCAGCTTATCCCAATCGAAGAATTGGTCCGGCACCCTTCCTCCATAGTGCGCTTTGAAGATGTCGACGAACGCCCAGATGATGGAACGAGTGGCCACCGGAGCCCCCCAGGTTTCAGTTCCAGGATCATAAGTGGGCAGCTTGCGCGTGCAGATGACGTTGAACTTCATCTGGGTCTGGGAGTTCAAGTTGCTGGTCGCTCGGATCTTCACCGCGATCAGCGTCACGTCACCCCACGTCTCCGGACCTACCACGAAGGACCGCAGAGACTCCCAGACGATCTCGTTCCCGATCTTGTGAGAAACCTCCCGAGTTTCGTTCCTTCTTACCCGAACCTGATAACGTCCTGTGGTAACCCCGGTCATGTATGACCTGCGTTGCGGAGTCAACGTCTGCGCCGTGTAGGTGATCGGAAATGGAACGACGTTGGTCCAAGCACCTAGAGGGGTGCCAGTATCGTCGATCTCCTGATACTGAACCTCCACGCTCAGACTCATAGTATCTACGGATGCTCCATCATCGTTCACCTCGTAGAGTCCTTTCGGCATCACAAAGTCCAGATCGATGGCGGTGCACACCGTTCCGGGAGGAGACGCGGCGAACGGCCCGATCCATCCAGATGTTCCAGAATCCCATTCTGGATCGTTCGTGGCCGGTATGAGCTGACCTCCCACCTCGACTGCCGTCAGGACGTTCTCCGGAAACAAGAACGTCGTCTCACCCGGAAGGATCACATCATACTCTGCCTCCTGAAAATCCTCAATCGGGGTATCTCCAATTTGAATCTGGTCAATCTCATACTCTCCTTGCCCTAAGCAGAAGATCGCATACTGAAACTGGTCGTTGTCGACGTAGCGATAGTATGGTCGGGTGGCCAGCGACGGGAAGATCCGATTTCGCCCGTAGGGAACCTCGATCGGTTCCCCCAACCTGATCGTGTTGTTCTGGCCTTTGATGGAAAATACTGGATCCGAACCGGGCAGCTCTCCCGGAGTGGTCGGTGTTTGAACGGTCAAGGCGAAGGCGACGGAGAGAGCGATGACGGCCACGACCAGTATGATGACGATCTCGGATATGCCGGGCATGGTGATCACCTGAAGCACGTCCGTGTCGTCTCCAATGATCGTCGTATCCCAGGTCTCGCGTTTCTTTGGGACTCCGTTTAGAATTATGATGGTCGGAACGGAGAACTCGACAAAATCCGGTCCGTGTCTTTCCCTGATCCACTCACGGATCGTCACCCCGCCGGGGTGCTGGCTCTTGATTATCCTGGTTGGCTCTAGTGAGTTTGGAGTCTCGATAATGTAGGCCATAGTCGATGTCGGTAAAACTTGATCATCCTGAAGCCATGAAAGCGAAGCTGGTTCACCGTGTTCAGAACCACCGAGCCCGCGTCCTGGCTTGCATGAAGTATCTTACCTCCATCGGCCGAAATATAAATCCCCACGTGATGCGCAGCACCCTTCATCCCCATTGCCACCCCGGCCCCGTCGAAAGGTTTCTGGACCTCCTCCCAATGATTCATGATCTCCCGGTTGATCACCCCGCACTGATAGGCCAAGGTGGTCATCGTGATGCCCGGATACTCCGGGAGAGTGATGCCGAACACGTTCTGATAGACGGTCCATAAAACACCCCAACAATCATAAGAATCCGGCCCTCGGGCACCAAGCTCGTAGGGCAGACCTATGTAGGGAACGGCCCAGTGAGAGTATTTATGGGAACCGTTATCCGAGCGTGGGGAAGCGATCGCGTGCATACAGATCAGAGGGGAATTTCTTGTTAACCAGATCCATGAACGTGGCTCTGCCCGTGACTTGATTCGCGGAGATGCTGACCTCTTTGAGATACAAGACGATAGGTGGATCCATCTGAGGCTGGGTCAGATCGTCCGAAAGGTAAGGCCGATACCATAGCTCAACCTCCACGTCGGAGTCTGCCGCAGTCTTGATGAAATCACTGACCCTACGATCCGTGTTGTCGATGGCCACGTTGAGCGTTGGAAAACCCTCCTCCGTTACCGGGGGCAGGGTGAACTGAAATCCGGACGGTTCGAAGGTCCGGGAGTTCCCAAGCTCATCCAGAGCCGTGATGGCTCTAGGACTCTGGGCCAGATACACGGTGGGCTGAACGCCGGTCTGCCGGACCTCCAAAGTGTGAATCACGTATTTGGACGCCGGGGCCAGCGCGTAGGCTTCTTTGATCGCATCGAGCAGGGCTTCGTTCATTCTATAACCTCACAGGTTGCGGAGACCTGATAGTGGTTATCCGTATGTCCAACCGTATAAAGCCCGGCGGGGAAAAAAGCCAGGTTAAAAATTTCCATTCGGTCATCGAGAACTCCGGTCAAACGGAACGGCTTCTTACCATTTTCAAGATTGTATTTCACCCAACGTTCGAACAGCTCGAACTGATCATCATGAAAGTTCCAGTTCAAGTTCAGCATCTCCCGGTCATTCTCTGCCGTCCTGCGCGTTCGGATTCGACCTGACTCCATCTCTGTCTCTTCATTGTGGGAATCGACCTCCGCGCCTCGTTCCATGGCCGGATACGGCAGCCCGTTTGGATATCCAATTGGAGTCTCTGTTGGCATATCAAGGTGTGTATCTGTAAAACTGGGAAAGAACCCACCCACCAGAGGCGAACACGGACACGTCGCCATCCGTGCTGGTAGGATCGGTGCTCGGAAAATTCACTTTATGGTGAGCTGATTTGTTGGGCGCCGACTCCGCATGGAAATACCAATACATGTTTCCCCAATCCGTGATCGTTCCGAACACGAATGGCAGATGAACCAGCTTCTCGTTCGCAAACAGCGCCTTGTAGGTGGAAAGCGCGGGTTCCCCGATGATGCTGGATATTGTGTTTGGATCCGTTCCGGAACCCAAGAACCAATAATAATCACTTGTTATTTCCCCGATGACGCCACCAGAGCCGGGAGGAGTAACCGTGGGATCATCTCCGGTGACGATATCTCCATCGTCATCATCCACCACCTCCAAATCATCCACGGGTCCAGAATCCGGGTCGGGAATCTCCACGCGCTGATAGAGAAGCAGGACTGCTTCCACGGTCCATATCCCGTTCTCGAAATTCGTGGTCATCCCTCTCCGGAACTTGCAAATCCAGGACGTGACGGCAGATGTCTTAGGCCACAACAAATCGATTCCAAACATGGCTGCGGAGTTGAACAGATCGTAGCGAAGGAAAGAACGAAACTGCGCATACTCAACTGGAGTGAACACGAATTTGACAGACAGAGCCGGGAACGTTGTGGAGTTCCGCCTTCGCCTTGCAATGAATAATGAGTCCTGGTCACTGTTCACCGTCCCGACGCCCGCCGTCGCGGTGTAGTCGATGTGGGGAACCGGCAGGGACGAAGGCCAGGCAATGGATATTGGAACCAGGCTCATCTTCCCACGGGTTTAAGGTTGTAGGTTCGGGCCAGGGCACGGCCCATGTCTCCTCGTCCCTCGCCGACCTCTCCCACGATCTCATTCTTCACCCGACGGGACACGATGTCGATGATGGTCTGACCGTCCTCCTCCCGGGTCTTCACATCGCTCGCAACTCCCGGTTGATTCACCACGTTGACCTGGACGTTCGCACCCAACGCGGTGTTTGGGATAATTGATCCGTTCATGCCCGGAGCAAAAAGTTCAGGGCCTTTCTCCCCGACGAGGTAGGCAGAACCGGCGAAGACGGAACCGCCCTTCTCCCGTTTACCACCGAACTCCAGCTTCACACTTTGAATGGTGGAAACGATGTTGGCCGTGGCAGCGACCACGGAAGCAATCGCAGCCAGGTTGGCAGGCCACGGCAAAGCTGCGGCGCCGGCGATGCCCTGCTGGATCTTGATGATGGACTCCGCAATTGCAAACGCCTTGCTGGCAGCGAACATTGCTTTGTAAATTCCGGACTGCTGCCCGGCGAAAGCCTCCGCGATTGTGGCCAAGTCCCCAAACATTGTCTTGGCGGACACAACAGCCAGCTCATACTCAGCCTGCCGGAGCTTCTTCAAGTTGTCGTGATATGCCTGCTCCAGGGCGAGCAGCTCCTCCTTCTCCTCCGCCTTCAGGTCGATCTGTCTCTGCTTGATCTGCGCGAGCACCTTCAGATTCTCCTCGGCCTCCTGAATAGACGATCGCATCCCAAAAGCATCTTGAAGATCCGAGCTTCCAAAACCGAACCCGGCGGTCATCGGACCCCGAACCTGCTTCGCGGACGGCATGTCCTTGAAGAGTCTTTTCAGCCGTTCGTTCTCCGCCGTTACTGCTGGATCTATGGGAGGCTTCAGACTCTTTTGGGCATTCGATGCGGCGTTGATCTGCTTCACCATCTCTTCATACCCGGAGGCCGTGGCCAAGGCTTCTTCCTTGACCTCCTCTGTGCTTCTCTTCAGTGCTGCTTGCGGAATATGAGATTGCATCAGCTCCTCGGACATTATGTCCGCAGCATCATGCATCTGATCCGACCATTCCTTCAGAAAGGAGTCCCCACCCAAGTTGACTTTGAAATTCACCTCCGGGATTAGTCCGTGCTGCAAGTCGTCCCCTTCCAGACCGAGCAACTTTTTGACACCTGCCGGAAGCTTTGAAATTAGATGATTCGCTCCACGGATGATCACGTTGATCATCTCGTTGAAACTGTTAACCACATTCTCAGCTACCCATTTCACTCCCTTCCACAAATTGTTCCAGAAACCCAAAATGTATCCGACTCCATCCGCAACCCCAATTGCCATAACCTTGAAGGCGTCCCGGACTCCGTATATGATTTCCACCACGGATTTCACGGCGGCATAGAAGGTGCTCCCCATCATCTCCCCAAACCATTTCAGATTGTTAGCGGTGAGGTTAGATTCTTTGGTCCACTCCCGGAACTCGTCCACCAGCATTCGCACGGCTGGCACGATGCCTTCTCCGAGAGAGATGAGCATGTCTGTCAGGATGTTCTTCAGGTTCCCCCACTGGGACGAAAGTGTCTGCGCACGTTTGTCCGCCTCCTCCGTCAACGCGTTGTTCTCCTCCCATGCATTCTTTCCGATCTTCAGCGCGTCGTTGAACAGCTTTTGCGCACCGGAAGCACGCATAACCGTGTCCGTCAACCGGGAGCCGTCGATGCCCATCTGCTCCAGCATCGTGAACACGTCCTCGCCCTGATCACTTAGGCCCTTCAGACCGGTGAGGAAGGAGAGCAGCGCGTTCGCTGCGTCATCCTTGAAAGCTTTTTGAAAATCCTGGGATGACATGCCTGCTGCCCGCGCAAACACATCCAGCTCTTCGGATCCAGTAGAGACGGCCTTCGACATCCGGATCAGTGCTTGCGAGATCGCTGTGCCACCCATCTCTGCTTCGATACCAACGGAGGATAGCGCACCGGCCAGGGCCAGTATCTCATGCTCGGCCAGACCTACCTGTGACCCGGCTCCGGCTATCCGGAGACCCATGTTCATGATCTCCTTCTCAGTGGCCGCGAGCTTGTTCCCAAGATCCACCAGCGTTGATCCCATCTCATCGAACTGGTCTTGGGACATCCCGGTGATGTTCGCAAATCGGGCCATCTCCGTGGCGGCTTCATCAGATGCCAGGTTGGTGGTCTGGCCCATCTGAATCATCGTCTTGGTGAAATCTGTGATGGCTCCGGTCTGGATACCGAGGGAACCGGCAGCCTCAGCCACCCTGTTGATCTCGTTCACCCCGGTATGCCCTTCCCGGGCCATCTGGCGGAAGCTGTCAGCCAGCTTGACCATGGTGTGCTCGCCGGCGTCCACCGTCTTGCGGACACCCGTGAAGGAATCTTCGAAGTCGGAGAACGTCTTGACGGCAGCGACCCCAATTGCAGTCATCGTTCCCGCGACGGCCATACCCATGATCCCCAGCCGCTTTATGATCACTCCGGAACTTTTGTCCACGGAGGTCTCCGCCTGATTCATCCCACGGATCAGGTCCGTGGCGTTGGCGGTGAGACGAACGAAGAGCGTCCCTAAAGACGCTCCACCAGTTACTCCAGCACTAACAGCCATTTTAATTGTCCTTCAGAAGCTCAGGCGGAACTCCCCAGGCCAGTTTAGACTTCTTGATTTTATCTTTTTGATCCTTGGTCATAAACTTGAGTTGGAAATTCTCCAGCTTTACGGACTTTGGGTTTTTTGCGGTTGTGCCTCTGAAGATCACGGCTGCAATTTGAGCGAGGTAAAGATGCTCCGGCTTGTCTGTTAGATGATCTTCCCATTCTAAAAACAGCACCCAATCTTCAAACTCTGTGAGGGTGAGGGAGGCTTTCGCCTCCCGGACCGTCCGACCTAAACGGGAAGCCACTCTGTGCCAGAGCAGCTCCCCGCGCGTTAAGCTTTTTTTGGTTCAACTTCCTCCTCCGCCTCTTTCAAGCGGTTGATCTCGTTGGCAGCTTTGACAAGTTTGGCAGTTGCGCTGGACGGCCACTTTGCAACCTCCGCTGCGGAGACGGCAGTGGCCTTACCCTCGTCGTCGATCTTGAACAAGCATCTGGTAAGAAGCTCCGCGCTCATTCCCTCGAACTTGTTGATCCCGACAACCTCGCCCTTGTCGTTGTAAACCCAGCGTGCCTTGGAAAGCTGGGAGAACGTCTCCCGCTCTGCCACGGTCATTTCCCGCAGCTCCGCTTTCTGCTTGCTGCCGTCCGGATTGAGGAGGACTACAGGCCTGGAGTTTGTGGCCAAACTGAACTCCAGTGATTCATTCTTGCTCATTTTTCGTCTCTTTTGTTTTTGGTTATGTCAACACGGACGCCGTGTAGACCGGAGCCGTCACCACCGGTGGCGTTGCGTTGTTCAAGTTCGACGGCTGAAAGGTCAGCGTCGCGGTCGGCTGCTCGCCGTCCGTGTGCGCGCTTGGAGTGAATTCGTCGATCCAGCCCCACTGAGCCCAGGTCGCCCCGTCCGGATACGTCACGGTCAGGAGTTGGTTCACGTTGATCTGCGCTTCAATCAGCGGACGGGCCGAAGTAGCATAGGCCACCACGGCTGAGGTAGCCCCAACGCTCTTCAGCTTCTTGGGCATATTCGTCCGGTATCCCGTGTTGCGCATTGTCGTCACGTCCGTTGCTCCCCCGCCCGACACTCCACCCGGTGTGACTTCCTTCTCGTAAATCTTGACCGTCGGGAGATTGGCGAAGGTGAGGATGGTCGAGAAACCGTCCCCCATCATTCTATCGCTTGCTGGCATTTTATTTTCCTTTCTCTAATCGTTTTTCGTTACCGTTAGAATTGCGTTGACCGTGAAGCGGTGCCTCCTTCGGTCTCCCTCCTCCTCCACGCCTACGGGTAAAACATCCCCCGTGCGGGAGATATTGTCCACCGTGTAGGTTCCGGCGAAAGCTCCAGAGGAAATCACCACTCGCGCGCGTTTAACCCTGTCCATGGCACCTGCGATCCTGCGCGCCTTGTGGAAGCCGTTTCCGTATTTGGCGGAACGAATCAAAGCCTGAACCCCGGGATGGGTGAACTTGTCGCCGGTGCGCATGGATCTTCCGTCCAGGACCCCGGCCGTGTCGTAAACAACAATCGAATCGTCCGGAGCGTCGCCCGGAAGGAAGGAGACGTATATCGGCCAGCTGCTTCCCGTGGATTCACCCAGGTCTGCGTCCACCAAAACCAGCCTCAAAATGTCTGCTGCCGGTATTTCTGCTTCTGGCGTCATATAACGATTTTGGCGTAAGCTTGCACGATTCTCCTCATCTTCATCCGATCCCGACGAGCCGGAGTCTCCAGGAACTTGGCTTGACCGCGCCCTGCTGGATCCCAATAGTTGCCCTGGCTCGGAGGTCTCCGGGGATAACCTTTGCCCTTCATCTCCACGTTCTCATGGACGAATATGGCGTAGAAAGCAGAGAATCCGACATGCACCTTGGTCGAATATCCGGAACCAGTGTGGCGCGTGAACGCAGATGCTTTCAGAACCCCGAAATCAATGGGCACCAGCTTCTGGGCTTCACGCTGAAGGTGCAGACCAGCCATTTTCAAGCCGCGCTCCGTTCCTGCAGCCAGCGTTTTGTTTCGCCGCTTGAAATTCTTCCGGACGATATCGAGACCCACGATTGTGTTTACTTTTGCCATTTACAGGTGCGCAATCATCAGAGTGTTTTTCTCGCGATTCTTCAAATCGGGAATCATATCGAATGCTTGAATCTCCAAAGCTCCCGGAATCTGAAGCGGATCTTCCGGGGCAAGAGGGTCCGCAGGTTCCGGCACCACAACCTCAGTCGCGCTTCCTCCTCCGAACTGCTCATACCATCCCGTGTTCCCGGTAGCCGTCTCCTTGATCCACTGGGTTTTTGAGTCCAGGTCCCAATAGTATTTCCCTTTCCCGGCCGTGATCACCCCTTCCGGAGTCCCGTGCCCGATGATGGCGTCCTTGCTCTTGACCCCGACCTCGTCCGGCTCCAGCTTCTTCAGCCGGTCTCCGCGATACATCTTCCGGTCCACGTAAACGGTGGCCGTCGAGACGTTGGTCTCTCCACGCACGTTCCGGTATTCCCCGGTTCTGTCCTCCCAGCGGCAATCGACATCCACCGGCCAGTCGAAAGCCGGGTCACCATAATGGTCCGTGCCCGCCCGCTTCCAGTAGCGAGCGCGCTGCTTCCGCATTTTCTTTACGAGTCCCATTTCAAATCATCTCAGCAGCAGCCACCGCGCTGATCTTCTCGAACATGTCCAGCTTCGACTCAGGGCTGACGTTCAAGACCTTCACATCGGGGGCAAACTTCGCTAAGGATCGTGCGACAGCCTCGAAACCCAGCCGATGGCGGTGGAAGGAGGATTCCGTAGTTACGACCCCGTAGCGATCGTGCCAGTGCGTGATTCCGTTATCGTCCGGCCCAAGGTCGAACCCAAGCAGGAAGATCCGATCCGCACCGAGATTGACGGCCAAGTTTATGGCCGCGGCACCCGTGGATTTGTTCCAGCCGAGACGCGGGAATTTGTGAAGGCCACTATCTTCCCTTTGGAGCTGGACCAGCCACGGAATGCCGGCGGCGTAGCCTTCCGTCCCGGGCGAGACGGAATACACTCGTAGATTCCCGTTCAGCGCAATGTCCTCCAGCTCCTGAATCCGTTTCAGAAACCAGATGTTGTCACTGAAGATCAGATGCTGCACGATGTCCGTGCCCAAAGTGAATGCTTCGTTGCATCCGATCACGAACTTGTCCCGCAGCTTCTCCAGCGGGAATCGTTTCAAAGATGGACCTCCGCCCAGGATGAAAGCATCCTTCCCGGAGCCTGCTTCTTTTTTCTTTGACGCTTGCTTCTTCATAAATCAATTTAGGGTCTTGCCTCCTCGGAGTATAGGAACTGAATTCGCAGATTCTTCGCGACTGCTTCTGTGGTTTCTCCGTAAGCCATCATTCGTCCTACCCCAGTTGTCCTTGGAAGATCGGTTGTTTGGGTGTGGACCAACGTGCCATT